CCGCCGGTTTGGGCGTATCGGTTCCGGAGCTATTCGCCCCTCAACCGACGAACACGATCACCTGCCCGAAATGCGGGACGGTGCTGGAAGTCAAGGAAAGGGGGTAAGGTTATGACACAGAAAGATGCGATAAAACTATTTGAGGATAGGCAGGTACGTTCCGTGTGGGATTCCGAGGCCAAAAAGTGGTATATCTCCATTATTGACGTTATCGAGGTATTAACAGATAGCGCAAACCCCCGCCGATACTGGAGCGACCTCAAACGCAAGCTACAGGCCGAGGGAAGTCAGTTGTACGAAAATATCGTACAACTCAAAATGAAGTCCTCGGACGGGAAAAGCTACAACACCGATGTGGCCGATGTCGAACAACTATTCCGGCTGATACAATCCATCCCATCACCAAAGGCGGAACCGTTCAAACAATGGTTAGCGCAATTAGGCCGGGAACGGCTGGAAGAAATCGATGATCCAGAGCAAGGTATTGAGCGCCTAATGGAGTATTACCACAGCAAAGGCTATTCGGCCAACTGGATAAATCAAAGGCTTAAATCCATCGAGGTACGCAAAGAGCTTACCGATGAATGGGAACGCCGCGGAATACAAAAAGGTCGGCAATACGCGATCCTTACCGATGTCATTACACAGGGTTGGTCTGGTCTATCAACAAAGCAGTACAAGCAATATAAAGGGCTTAAAACCGAGAGCCTGCGGGATAACATGACTAACCTCGAATTAGTACTAAATATGCTTGCAGAAGCCTCAACAACCGAGATTTCACAAAAGGAAGAGCCCGAAACATTTGAGCATAGCAAGCAAATTGCACACCGGGGCGGCAAGGTTGCCGGTGCTGCTCGGAAAGAACTTGAGGCCCAGACCGGCCAAAAAGTTGTTAGCCCGTTGAATGCTAAAAAGGCTCTCAAGAAATAATATTGTACTGTTATGGAACTGCAACCTATCCAAAGTAAGATTTACGAGATACGGGGCCAGCGGGTGATGCTGGACTTCGACTTGGCGGAACTCTATCAAGTGGAAACACGAACACTCAAACAGGCAGTACGTCGTAATATCGAGAGATTCCCCAGTGATTTCATGTTTGAAATCACCGAGTCCGAATATAACTACCTCAAAAACAGTATGACATCACAAATTGTGATCTCAAACGAAAGGGGCGGCCGACGTTATATGCCGTTTGCCTTTACCGAACAAGGGGTAGCAATGCTTTCGAGTGTTTTACGTAGTGAAACAGCCATACAAGTAAATATCGCCATTATGCGGGCATTTGTGGCGATGCGGAACTACATTACCACGACGACGCAGATAACGGCGGAACTGTCCGAAATACGGGCAAAGCTGGCATTGTTGGAACGTGCTGACGAAGACAATGCCGAAGCGGTAAACGATCTTTCGGAAGATATGCGCAAAGAGCTTGACAACATTTATCAGGCTATCGCGGCGCTATCGATCAAGGTGCCGCAGGCTCGCAAGGTCGGCCAGCCGATAGGGTTCAAACGCACCGATGGCAAAAAATAACCCGCTGCACCCTTCGATGATAAATGCCCGTATTTCATATTGGCTTTGCATTTGACGGCGTTTCTCCCGCCGGACATAGAAAGTATCAGCCGCACGAAGAAAAACCGTAAAATCAAAAAAGGGGATTGCAGGCACTTTGCCCGGCTCCGGTCGTTGAGGCTGTGGGGTTGTTACTATCCACCCCATCCAAAACGGCATCACCCGTACACAAGCACCCGAAAGCAATCAAATACAAATACATATATCACATTGAAATACAGTGATATATGTGTATTCATATAAACAAACACTTTAATACATCCGAGAACTTTATTTAATGTAGTATTTAATGTATTATATAATGCTTGTAATGCTTCTATAAGTAATATTTATAATGCTTATAGGCTACATTAAAATATCCTTATATACTACTTCTCAATAATGTATTGAAATGTAGTAGTTTTTTAATGCTCTTAATAATGCTACATTAAATGATAGGGACAAATCAAGTGTTATATTTTGGGGTTGCTGCACATCGAACCGGCGACGCACACAAAGGTGGCTATTTGGCCGCTTATTTATTTGAGTGGATAGATTATACTACCCAACAGCAGATAACGCATCAGAGGGCAGATAACAGGGCAATTCCGGGGTAAACAGCCCCACCCCCTCGGCCGTATCTAATGTTCGCTATATTTTCGGACCGGCATTTTTTGGCAATTTTTGGAAAACGTTTTCAGGAAACGGGATCGCGATTTGCGCGCGGGGGTAAAAAATCGGGTTTTTCCGGGGCTTTGGCTTTCTGACAGTAAAACAGTAAAAACGAAAGACGGGCGGGGTAACTCCGTCCGTCCTTTGTTTGCTATTTGTAACCGTGTTTTCTTAATAACCGTTCAATAACCGGCAAAGGGTTTGGAATACATCCGACCTGCTTGCGGGGCCGGGGTCCTGATTTGACCCTGTACTTATAAGCCGGTGATTTGCGGAACCCGTTCCAGACAGCCCGTATTTTGACGCTTGCCGGGGTGCGGCCCATTATTGCGGCTATCTCCTCGTTACTGTGATCGGGGTACAGCTCACCGAGCCGGGCGATTTCTTCCGGTGTCCATTGTGGCGCAAGATACGGGGGCAAAGGCATAGGGCGTTCGATTTACCGACGCCCGCAAGTTACATTTACCCCGCGACGCGGTAACGCCCGACGGCGAATCCGTTAGCCATATAGAACGCTATTTTGTCGGCGGTGTGCTTCTCATCACCCCGAATACAAAGGGCCACACCGAAACCGAAATCTGAAGAACTCGGATAGCGTTCGTATTTGTTTCCGTCCCGGTCTTTGGCTTCGGGTGCCTTGAACACTTCGTAATAGGTCAGGGCGTCGGATGTGGTGCGCTTGTAACAGTACATCCCGTTTGCCTCGTTATGGGCGATTTTCACAAACTTATCGCCGAACTTCGTAAACTCATCCCGCAAAGGCGGGTAAAATGTCTGTTTTTTCATGGAGTGTTTATGAAATTTCGATTTTCTTTGCGTTTTGGTATAGTTGATCCACCTGGCAGGAAAAAGCCGTAAAATCGGCTGTTTTCAGAACGGGCCATTTTGTCCGTCGGTCGGGGTTGAGGGTGTCGTATCGTAGTCCGTTATCCGGGTCAGGCTTTCGTTGTGGCGGAAATATGTACTGCCGGTCGCTCCCTCCCGGTTCTTGGCAATATAGAATACCCCCACGCCCTCGGACGGAATTTTCCCGTATTTGGTGGTGTCTATCATTTCCTCCTCACGTATGGCCGGGCGGTCGATAAAAATCACCATATCGGCATCTTGTTCGATCGCTCCCGATTCCCGGAGGTCGGCAAGTATCGGTGTCTTATCGGCTCGCTCTTCAACCTTGCGGGAAAGCTGGGACAACAAAATGACCGGCACGTCGAGTTCCTTTGCCAGCACTTTGGCCGCCCGGCTCATCTCGGCTACTTCCCGCTCGCGGTTGTTGCGCTTGTCAGAATCGGGGGCCGTCAGCTGCAAATAGTCGATAACGACCATACCGCACCGCCCCTGCCGTTGCAACACCCGGCACTGCGCCCGAATAGCGGGCATCGAAATAGAGGGGGTATCGATTATCGTCACGGGCAACTCGCCCAACCGGGCCGCTCCCGGTTCTATGCGCTTCCAATCCTCGGTACTTACCGCACCAGACCGGAACGCCCTCGCATCCACACCCGAAGCACCAACCAGCATACGGCCGCCGAGCTGCGTCGCGGGCATCTCCAGCGAAAAGATACATACCGGAACACCGGCCCCGGCTGCAGCTTGTGCGAAATGAAGCGCAACGGCCGTTTTACCCATCGCCGGACGTGCGGCAAGGATAACCAGCTGACCGCCCCGCCAACCGCCCGTAATACGATCCATACAGGGCAAACCGGTAGATATTCCTACGCATTCGCCCCGCTGGTGGGCCTGCTGGCGGCGTTCCAGGGCGGTCAGCGTATCCTGCATCACATCGCCGATACTTCGGGCCGAAGCGATCCGGGCGACATCGCCGGTAATCCGTTCAAGGCTTGATATTACCCGCATTACACCCTCCGGGCCTTCCTGTATTGTGGCTATTCCCTCCATTAGCGTAAAAATTCCTCGGCGCTGGATATCCTTATCCACCAATATCCGGGCGTGGTTCAGTATCCCGACACCCGATCCGACGGCCTGCGTAAGGACGGCAAGATACTGACGGGAAATATCCGTCCCTTTCAACTCCTCGAAAACCTGGTAAAGGTCTGGAAATATTCCCCGGTCATCGAGTTTGCAAATAGCATCGTAAATCCTCGCATTTTGGGGATCATAAAATGCCGTTGAAGTAAGAATACCCCGCACATCGGCGACGGATTCCGGGAAAACCATTAGCGCACCCAATACAGCCCGTTCGAGGTCGGGCGATTCCGGGATCTTCAAGGCGTCCGCCGGATAGTTACAGGTCTTTGTATATTCGTTTTTTTTCATTTTGCTGTGTGGGTTTATGGTTATTAAATTCGGATTTGCGACGCATCCAAATTCGGGCGGCAGCTTGCCAATCTTTCATCTGGGATTTACCGGACACTTTCCAGCCGTTAGCCGTGAAATGATCGTAAAAACATTCCGCATCGTTCTTTGTCCCTTCGATCGTCGAAAAATAGTTTGTAACTTCTTCGAGCGGGGGAGCAACAAACGCCGTGCGTTTGCTTGCGACTTTGTGCGGCTTGTCCGCACTTTCTTTACTCTCGTTAGAGAGTTTCTTATCTATATTCTCTTCTATTCTGTTCTTATCTATTCTATTCTTATTGCTATAAGGGTCCCTATTAGGGGAGTTAATAGGGACCCTATTTTCAACCCTATTTCCCCACCGTTTCTCTGCACCTCTTTTGCCGCTTTCTATGGCGATATTATGTCCCTCATCCATTGGTTGCATACGACGTTTCAACCCATTGGAAAAGAATATTTTATCCTCGATAATAACAAACAGTCCAAAATCGAATACAACGCGGCGCATTTTTTCGGGGTCTGTGCGATACTTATAGGCCGCTAAAGGAATATTCGCCAGAGGATAGGTATAGTCGGGCTGTGCTCTTAAAACTTCCAGCAAGGCCCAAAATATACCGTAACCTTCCATCCCCATCTCGAATATTAACCGCTCACATTTGGGATCATCTTTGGCGGTATATTCGTGCGGGAAATAGTTGCGGTTGCTATTGCTTTTCTTTGACATTATTGCACCCCTCCTTTCCGAATAAAATACCGTTTGAACCGGCCCCCGTGCACGCCCTCGCACCATTCATCGGCAATCGGTACGCCCTTATGTCGCAAATCGCGGATCGCACTGCGAGGATCGGACATCCTCAACGCCGCCGAAATATCTGCCACAGAACGAGGGATACCGTCGGAAAGAAGATTTAATACCCGCTGCTGGTGATACCCCCACGTAATTTGCCTGTCTTCACGCCGGTTGATGGCCGGCACCCCTGCACACTCGCTGCGAGTTGCAAGGTTTTTCCCCGCCTCCGTCATATCCTCAACCTTGATTTTTGGCACTTTTTGCGAGGTCTGACGCACTTTCGGATCGTGTCTTGATATGAGATGCCGTTTGCCGCTCTATCCACGCTAAAAGGGCCTTTTTCGAGAAAACAAGCCGGGACCCTATTTTACTGCACGGGATTTTCCCTTGCAGTTTTTTGGTGTATATGGTTTGAACTGTGATTTTACAGCCGTTGTCGTTCAAGAACGCGGCCGCCTCTTCAATGGTGAGATAGTCGTTTTCGATGTTTTCCGGTGCCGTAGGTTTCTTGGTGTAGGCTTCAAAGGCTTTTGACACGGCCGCCTCGATAGTTGTCTGCAACTGTTCGGGCGTTGTTACGATAATTTCTGTCATATCGTGTTCTTTTAGTTATCGATGCAATATTACATCACACTGCAAACGTCGCGGGGTTCGGCACATTTTGCAAGCGTTTTTATTGTTTTTTTTGTTATTTTTTCAACATTTTATCGATATTCTCAATAAAATCGGATTATCGCCACCTTGCCCTATCCTTGACGTATTTTTTGCACTTTCTTACTTCGGATGATTTCGAGAATCACCCGATCGCCGTCAAGAACCAGCATCCCGTGCCGACGGGGATCACCGCCTTTGGTGCGGTGTTCGGCCTCGCATTCGGTGCGGATCCGGACGCAACGGAAACCTGCGGCCTCGAAAGCCGATCCGATCAGCGTTATATCTGCTCTTTTATTCACACACATCTTATTCATAATCTTTGTATTTTATTTGTTTATTTCACGTTCTAAATTAACTGACGGATCGAATATCAAAAATTCGCCGTCTTTGGTCCATTCGCGGATCGTATAGCACCCGCTCGGCAGGTAGGCCGCCCGGTGGACGGCCTCGGCCTCGGTGGGGAATAACCCCAGCCGATAGCCGTCAAAAGAGAGTTCGTAAATCATTGTGCACCTCCTTTCCCCTCATTCAACACTTCGTCAATCATATCCCGCAGACGGGCAAGGTCATCGTTGTCCATAGTGGAAAAATCATTGCCGCCCAAAGCGAGATTCCACGTTTCGGTGTCACCGTCCAGACGGTAATCGTTCGTTTTCATCAGTGTTATATCTGTCATCGTCGTAGTTGTTATTCGGTTGTTGTATTCTGTTCGATTACACGCCCCATAAGGGCGTGAAGGGCTTTTAACTCCTCGAAAGTAAGGGGATCGCCTTGCAGTACATCATATTTTCCCCAACCGAGATAATAAGTAATTTCGGGCGCTTGCCCCGCCGCCCTGTGAACCTCGTCGCGGTAAACCTGGATATTAGCAAGGTTACCAACGGTTTTATTCTTCATCATGATCGTTAGCTGTTTAATGGTTACAATTTTGGTCCAAGTCGGACATTAGAGAATAATGCAGGAAAAACTTCTCCAGCGTGGAGATTATCACATCGAGTGAGCGGTTCACCTCGCAGTATGGATCACCGCGTTTCGGGATGGATTCTGTAGGTGCCTTGTTAAATGCCGCGTACAATGTGTACGCCGCATCTAATACAGACAGCCATTTACGGGTGTTGGCGCTAATCGGGAGAGTTTGAATATCGCCCATTTTGGGGCGATGGATTCCGTCAGATACGACGGAGACGGCGGGCACGGGCGTGCCCTGGTTTTGAGTGTATGACATTAGATTTAGGATAAATAAAAAAGCCGTCATTAGGTGTCCTACGCTCTAATGCAAGCGCTGGGGCGTTTCCGCTGCCCACACCATAGACGGCAAACTGTGTGTATAAATAACTCATAGCATTAGAATTTAGGATAGTGCAAATATAGCCCTTTTTCTTGAAACCGCAAGGGCTGGGGCGGGTTTTAATATACCGTTACGAAATTCTCTACCTTGAACGAGCGCCAGCCGTCGGCCTCAACGTCGTAATAACGAATCGTTAGAGCGTCATTTGGTCGGCCGGTGCCCTTGATCGTGGCCGCCACTTCGTGCAACGTACCCGCCGCCCTGCGTAATGTCCCGTCGGCTTTCTCATAGGCGAACCGAACGACACCCGCCCGCATACGCTGCGTCAGGCGGTAAAGGCTCCAAGCCTTGACAAGGCAGATATTGAAGGCCTTGCCCGTTGTCCGGGCAATCGTCCACGCCCGGCGCATAATCGTTTGCAAATCGTTTCTTTTCATTGTCTGTATTGGTTTTTGGTTGTTCGTTCTTCCTTGTTTCGGGTCGGGGCGGTGGTTGAGGCCGCCCCGGTTCCCTTCGTTAGTTTAACAGCACTTGCAAAGCCTCTGCGATTTCCGGGTATTCGTTCCCTTGTTCATCCCATACGGCCGCTACCGTCGTGCGCTCTTTCTCTATTGCCCAGCTCGGAGCCGTCCAATAATCCCCGGCATCCTCTCTGATTTCGGCCTTATAGCTTACAGAAGCCGTGAACCCCTCGTACTCGATCTCGAAGCCCTTATTTTCTCCGTCACAATGGTAGGTAATGTAGTTGGCGATCTCCTTTGCGAATTGATTGTAAGTGGTGGTGTTCATTGCTATTATATCTTTGGTTTGTTTTTCTGAATGCAAATATAACTCAAAATATAATACCCACCAAATAAAAAGACAAAAAAATTATATCTTCAGTATTTTTTTACCTCATTTATTATAACTACATGGAAATTTACTACCTTTGTGCGTAGTTAGCAACCATTAAACTATTGGTATATGTCGAAATTTCGTATATTGGAATTATGCAAGCAAAAGGGCATAACCCAAAAAGATTTGGCCGAAACTATCGGTATGACGCCCGTAGGTTTAGCGAAAGCCGCCAACGGTAACCCCACATTTGAAACCCTTGAAAAGATCGCCGCCGGTTTGGGCGTATCGGTTCCGGAGCTATTCGCCCCTCAACCGACGAACACGATCACCTGCCCGAAATGCGGGACGGTGCTGGAAGTCAAGGAAA